CCGGGTCTGGACCGACGAACAGATCAGCGCGATCCGCGCCTCGATTGAAGAGGGCCAGTCAATCCGGGCGCTCGCGCAGCAACTTGGAGTGCCGTACTCCGCAGCGTGGCAGAAGCACGCCGAACTGGTCCACGAAATCAACCGCGCGAAGCTCCAAAACCAATCTTAACCATTACACTTTTGCCCCCATGAACAACCTGATCACACAACACAAAACGGCAGCGTTCGTCGTCATGACGCCCGCGCTCGGCGAGCGACTGCTCGCGATGAATACCCACAACCGCAGTTGTGGCAATAACTACGTCAAGAATCTCAAGCACGCGATCCAGTGCGGGGAGTGGGTCGCGACGAACCAAGGAATCGCCGTGAGCAGGACCGGCGTGCTCATTGACGGCCAGCACCGGCTGTTTGCGCTCAAGGAGGCGGGGTGGCCGGCGGTCGAAATCCTGCTTGTCACCGGACTGCCAGATGAAGTCCAGTCCGCCATTGATCAGGGCAAGAAGCGGACCGTGGGCGATGCACTTAAGCTGTCCATGGGCGTGACCCTCAGTACCACGCTCGTCGGTGCGCTCAATGTCATTCTGAAGGATCGCGCCGACTGGAACCGGCATTTGAAATTCACCGTGGAGCAGTTCGGCGCAGTCTACAACGAGTTCGCTGAACAAATTCCGATGGTCGCCCGAGTGAATAACGAATTTTCGTCCCCCATCACCGCCGCATTTATGGTGGCGGCAAAGCGCCCCGATGTGAGCACCGAACTCATGTCAGCCATCATTGACGAGTTCCTGTCCGGGGTCGGGCTGGAAAAGGGCAACCCGATGCTGACGCTGCGCGAGTGGTGCCTCCGATTCGCGCGCGGTGGCGGAGTTGAGGTCCAAGAAGAGCGCTTCAAGAAGGCCACAAAGGCACTCAATTTTCGCATCGCCGGACACAAACTCGCAAAGCTGTACGCCTAACCCAATCTTGCCAGATTCCCCATTTTCACCCATGAGTAAGAACAACACAACCACGTCAGAACAGATCCGCGCCGGAATGCTCGCAGCCTATGCAGTATTTCGCAGCGCGTTCCCGAAAGCCGATAACCTGTCCATCAATGCTCACGTTTACGGTGGCAAACTTAGCTTGTACGGCTCCGCGCTGTACGGCTCTGGATGGACTACGGGCATAAGCGTCGACACCGACGACCTCGACAGCGCGATTGAGGCGCTTCGGTCTAGGCTGGAAGATCCTGTCAAGCTCCGCGCTGAAGCGGCGGCGCTGATCAAGCAGGCCGAGCAGATCGAGGGAGGTGCGAAGTGAGTACCGCCACCCCGTACGAATCCGGTCCGGGCTGTTTTGCGCAGACCGGACTGCCGGCCGACATCTACCGTGCGCAGCCCGGTTTAACTCAGTCCGACATCAACCGCTTTGCCGAATCGCCCGCGCTGTTCCGCTACGTCGAACGCGAACAGACCGCCGCCATGCAGACCGGGACTGCGCTTCATGCGCTCATGTTGGAGGGTCGTCGCGAGTTCGTGGTCAGGCCGGCGACGTACGGGCCAGAGTCGAAGCCGTGGCACGGCGGCGCCAAGGAGTGCAAGGAGTGGAGCGCCGCGCACGCAGGTCAGACCATCCTGAGCGCGGGTGAGGCCGATGCGCTTGAACGTGCAGCGAACCACGCAAGGCAGCACGAGCGCGTCGCGTACCTCCTCGACGGCGCGCAAACCGAGCTGTCCGTCTTCGGCGCGGGCCGGACTGGTTTGACGTGGGGCAAGGGTCGCCTTGACGCGGTGAAGCACGCCGGTGATAGACTGCTCATCACGGACATCAAGACAACGAATGACGCGCGCTTGCGCCCGTTCAGTCAGACCATCCTGCAACGCGGCTACCATCGACAAGCCGCTTGGTATCGCCGCCTGATGCGGCAGTTCATGGACGAGAAAATCCGCATTGAGTTCTGGTTCGTCGCCGTCGAGATCGAGCCACTCCCGCGCTGCAACGTGTGGAAGCTCGAGGACGCCGCGATGGATCTGGGCGACGAGGAGATCGACAAGCTCATCGAGAAGCTGGACGAGTGCCGACAGACCGGAAGATGGCCGGACTACCATGACAAAGACGTGGGTCTCATGGGCACGATTGATCTGCCGCGTTGGTGCTACGGTGACGAGACCGCCCTTGAAGGTTTGACGAAGGGGACCACCGCATGAAAACATTAGCAGACGGAGGGCCGGCGTTTCCGGTCACGACGGACCACGGTTCAGTTTATCCGCTTCCCGGCATGACGCTGCGCGATTACTTCGCAGCGGCGGCGTTGCAGGGGTCGTTGGCTCAAGGGCCAGACCATAATCCGCCTAGTGCGTGGGCGTATGACGCATACAAATACGCCGACGCAATGTTGGCCGAACGCGCCAAGACCAAGGAACCCCAGTCATGACCACCGACGACCAATCCAATCCGGCCAAGGCCGAGCCGAAGTCATTTACGGGCTTGAGCGGAATGCTGCGGACCAGTCCGTGGCTGGCTAGCGAGGATCTGATCGGCCTGGGTGATGTCCCTGCCGAGATCGAGGACGTGCTGCTCTATGACGAGGTAGCATTCGACCGGGGCCGGAAGGAAAAGAACGTCCCCGCGTTGAAATTCAAGGGCAAGGCCAAGCAGTTGGTCCTGCGCGCAACCGCCAACCGCCGCGCGCTGGTCCGTATGTACGGAGCCAATACGCAGGCGTGGCGTGGTAAGACGGTGTACATTTACCACGACCCCGAGGTGAAATTCGGCGGTCGTGCAGTTGGCGGAATCAGAATCAAGGAGATCAACCAATGAGCGACCAGTACAACAACGAGCTGACTTTTCGGCTCTTCAAAAACGACAAGGGCGACAACCCGAAGCGTCCAGATTACCGAGGGGAGGTCCAGATTGCAGGCGTCGAGTACAAGCTGTCCGGCTGGATCTCCGAAGTGAAGAGCGGCGAGAAGGCCGGGACCAAGTACATTCGCGGCAAGGTCGAGCGGAAGGAAGCCGCGCCGCCCCGTCCTGCGCAGCCGCAGCCGGCGAACATCGACACGGAGGACGTACCGTTTTGAACATGAGCACTCGCATCATCGCAATCGATCCTGGCGCATCCGGCGCACTCGCGTTCGCGCACGGACTGTCCGTCGTCATCCACCCCACGAAGAAAACGCCGCAGCTGGATGCGGTCGAGGACGCCTTGACCGGGGCTGAACGGGTCGTGGCCTACGTCGAGCAGGTCGGGGGCTACATCGGAAAGCCGCAGCCCGGTTCGGCCATGTTCCGCTTTGGTCAGGGCTTCGGGTACTGGCTTGGCCTGCTCGCGGCGCTGCACGTCCGCACCGTCTTGGTCCGCCCGCAGACGTGGCAGAAGGGACTGATCGGGTCCACGCTGAAAGGCGCAGACCGGAAGCGCGCACTCCGCGACGAGGCCGCGCGACGGTTTCCGCAGGTGAAAGTTACGCTGGACAACGCTGACGCGCTGCTGCTGCTTGACTATGCGCAGCGGCAAGGGGGTGCAGAGTGAGCGCAACACCTTGGACCGATTCGCATCGGTACTCTCTCGGGTATGATGACATGGTGGAGAACACGGACGGCGACTGGGTGCCCGTCGAAGTGTGCCGCGCGATTGAGGAACAGCTGAACAGCAACGGTGGCGCTCACGCTGGATTCTCTGGGGCTGTGGCGCATTGGACTCAGCGGTATCAGAGCTTGCTTGAGGATCACTACAAGGAACTGGCCAAAACGCACAGTCTGAGCGAGCAGGTCAGAGAACTGCGGGACGAGATAAGAAAGCTCAAGGGACTGCCGTTCGTTTCGAACTCGATTACCTATTACGCGGGCTCCACTCCCGTGGTTTTCGTCGACGTACCGGAGGACAAGTCATGAGCGCGCCCATCTACCGCATCGACGCCGAAACAGAGGAGGCGCTTTACCTTCACGCGCTTTGGCTCGGCGGCGATCCGAACGGCAAGCGCCTCGACTTTTCCGGCGGCGCGCTGATTCAACACAACCTCGCGTGGCGCGATCTGCGCGAGGCAATCTTGGACCGCTGCGACCTGAGCGGGTCCAACTTGGAGGGAGCGCAACTGAACGAGGCCAAGCTCTTCGGCGCTGACCTGACCGACTGCAATCTTGAGTCGGCGGATCTGAGGTGGGCTGATCTAAGAATGGCCGATCTGACCCGCGCCAAACTCAAGGGCGCAAGGATGACTGGAGTTGCGATGGGTCGGACTGTTGGCGTGGAGTACACGAGCGAAGCATATTACGACGGGCGCATCCTCCTATATGTCGAGCAGGATATGCGCTGGATTCGACACGACCATTCCGGAACCCGCTACGCCGACTAACCCTTTCCCGCCCGCGCAAAAACGCGCGCAGCCCTAGCTAACAACGGGCAGGGCGATAGGCCGGCGCACGTTGCTCTGGTCTGGGCGGGGCTAATTTACGACGACACACACTTTCCCGCCCGCGCAAGCTTAACCTGTCGCGCGCGCAATGCCCAAACTCTGGGCGGCGCACATACGCAGGGACAAGAGCAGCGCCACGCCGCGCAGTTCTGGGCGGGATCACTTAACGACTGACACAACACAATGAACAACGCACACAAAGCGGCCCAGCTTGTACTGGGCGACCGCAACAAAAGTTACGGTGACCCGGCGGATGACTACGCCAAGGTCGCTAAGATCTGGTCAGGACTGCTCAATCCCATTCTGTCCCGCGACATCACGCCCAGCGAGGCGATCTTGATGATGGTCGGGCTTAAGCTGGCCCGCGAGATGCACCGGCCCGGGCAGGATAACATCGTGGATGCTCACGGGTATCTGCTCTGCTACGATTGGGCCAGGACTGGGGTGAAGCCGGAGAAGGGGGGCCAGCCATGAGCGCAATACCGAGAAGCAGCAACAAAGCTATTCACGACGCCTTGCGCGTGCTAGCGCGAGAAATTCAGAGCGGAGACGGCGCGGCCAATGTCGCCATCGCGGAAGGGGCTGACCGAATCTCAGAGCTTGGGAATGAGGTTGAACAGCTCGAACGCGAGAACGCCGCGCTGCGCTCACTCCTACGCGAGGCAATCACGGACCACGTCAGCCCGTACGATGTGCCCGGGGGCGCGGGCTACATCGCGCGGGTCAAGACTGCGCTGGGGGAGGGCAAGCCATGAAATCACTCCTTAAGCTTTCCGGCGATGCGCGCGCTGCGTACATCGAAGGACAGCGCGATTTGCAGTCGGACTGGCCGGACGAGCGGCGCTACGTCAGCGTGGCCTTGCGCTGGGCGACACGAAAAGGGAACGGCAAGCCTGACGCGGCGAAGCTTAAACAGGATGAGTCGGTGCGTAAGCGGTTCGCGGCTTTCCGCGCCGCACGCGCCAAGGAGGACAAGCGATGAACCAGACCACCTACGAACAGTCCGGGGCCGGCCTGAGCCAAGCTGACAAGATCCTGCTCGCCCTGCGCGTGCAGCAGTCGTGCTGCGGCGGAATGATCGAAGACACGGGTTGGCTAAGCCTGCCCTATCTGGTGGATATCAGCGGCGGCTACGCTGTCCACTCCCGCGTCGCCGATCTACGAAAGCGCGGGCATGAAATCGAACAATGAGCGTGCATCGGGCTGGGAAGGTGCATTCGTTTTATCGGCTGCGCGAACCAACGGCTTGACGGATTC